ACTATAGCAGAGGATTTATTCCAGCAATTAGGTGATTGGATACACTACAGGGATCTGTTTGAAAATACAATAGGCGACCCTGGCGACGGTGGCACGATTGACGTATCCAAAAGTGGTATCTGTACTGTTTTCTGTACAGGCGGGGCCAATAAAACCCGTAATGGACCTTACCCACCTGAAGCAGGCAGGGCGATTATGATTGTGGGTCATGAAGGTGAAGTAGGCTCAACCTGCACGATTACAGCCAGTAATGCGATAAACGCCGACGGTAATACGCAAATGACTTTCGACGCCAATGGAGATACTATTTTGCTAATATCAGTCAAGTGGGGTAGTACTCTTCGCTGGCGAGTGATGGGTAATACAGGAGTGGCGTTATCATGATGCAAGAATTGATGAGAAAATTTCGACGAGGTGATTTGCCAACACTGAAGGTATACAGGCCTGCTGAAACGACTATGGTTCTCGTTCATCAGCAGGGAAACTCCAAATTCTTTCGTGGGCTGGATAACGAATGGCGTGCGATTGTTAATACCGATAAGATGAGTGAAGCGTTGAAGATATTGCAGGACGAATTGCAATCTATCAAGGAGATAGAAAGTGAAACCCAGAATATACTTTCAGACACTCAACGAAGTAGAAAACTTCGGCAACTGGACAGGCGTCTATGAAAATGGAGATAGCACCATAAACCAGAGCGAAAACGCTTCTTTTTTGTATCGTGGACAGTATGGTTTGCGTTTAACATGTGTCCAGAACCTGGAATACGCTTATGTGTATAAAACAGGATTGAATGTTTCTATATTACCTGGTGAAAGTGTTTATATTTGTTTTACCCAAAGGTTCACAGATGCCCCCAGTGATACCGCTTTGACGTTTCTAGCAGTTAATGGCAACTCCAAAACTATACTATACTACAAAATCCTTACTGACGGGAATTCGCAATTCTTATACAGAAAAGATGATGATAGTTTAGGTTGGGGTACAGGAATAAAAGTGCTAACTGGTGACTGGTACTGGTTGGGATTTGAAATGCAAAGAGCGACTACTTCTACGGCGTCTGACGGGGCAGTTCGCCTCTATATAGATGGAATATTAGATATTGAAAAGACTGGTTTAGATAATTACGACATGTTTGCTACTCTAAATAAAATTGAAATAGGCGGTATATATAATACGCCTCCAGGCTTTGTGGCGGATTTCGATGAAGTAGTTGTAGCCGATAAGATGATTAGACCACCTTTACCTGCTGGCAAGGTGTGGAAGTAAGTTTACGGTACAATTACCTGTATGTCTTCTTTATCAGGTTGTATCACTATTTTAGTTGACCCCAAAACTGTCGGATAATACGCTTTTCTCTCTGAATAAGTAGTCAATCCTTCAGCGTAAGAACGCAGATACGCACCCGTCAACGCACCAAATATACGCTTTTCTGATAGTTTGTCTTTTCGTTTACCTGAAAGTGTAAGGCGTACTTTACTTTCAACTTTTGCACCGTGTAAGTGTGCAGCGACGGTAATGTCAGCATCCGTCAATTCCATCAACCTTTCAAGAGTGCGACTTCTACCTGACGAAGTAATTGCACAGCCAGCACCGTGATGAACAAATAAGCGTACTGTCCAGCAACTTTTACCTTCACTATTGAGTATGCCAGGTGGACGAACCAGTCGCAATTTGTAGGGGCGCATAAAAGCAATGTCAAACAATGCACTATAGCCAAAATTGGGTACGCCTAATTCGGTACATAGCCATTGATGTAATTGATATTGCTGTTTCGAAGCGAAATACTTCTCTTCGTGATTACCCCAGCATAAGCCAAGTATTCTGTCCTTGAACGGTTCAAAAAACTCTTTGACCTGCCGAGTGAGTTCCAATCCTAACGAACCTGCTTGTTCAATCGTGAAATCCGCTATTTGCGATCTGAAGCGTTTATCGTCGAAGTTGATGTAGTCTGCATAATCACCCATTCCAATAACGAAGTGATTATCGGCGGACAAGATTTCGTTGCGTATTGCGTTTAGTTTGGATTTAGAAACTGCTTTGTTGCCGATGTGTAAGTCGCCAACGAAGTAGAGTACTATTTCGCTTTTGCGTGATGGATAGCCGATGTAAAATGTGCCTGGCGTTTCCATTGTTGACTTATTGTACCATTTGTGTTCTATTATACAAGATGGAAAAAGAAATTACAAGACCGTATACGAGACATTCGATAACTGACATGATACCTGGCAATGCGTCTGCTTCGGTAGAGAGACGCATGATACTTAAGAAAAGACGCCAGTTCGCCAAAACCTTTTACAATACAATCAAACCTGAAGATATAGAAGCAGTCGTTAGAAAACTCATCGAAAAAGCCAAAGAAGGCAATATGATAGCGATAAAAGAAGTTCTTGATAGATTACTTGGCAAACCAATGGCAGAAGTGATTAATGAAGAAGGTCAAACGTCTTTTGAGACGTTGCTTGCTCAAATACAGCAGGCTGATAAGATTGAAATTACTAAAGGACAGATAAAAGCGTATCTCTCGTCTAAACAAGCCAACTTACCCGAAAGTTCGCAGGTCGAACAGGAGGACGATGGACAGGATAGCCTCACAACTTGGTAAGTACATTCGTTCGCCTATCTTTTTTATGTCCAGTTATTGGACAGTCCCCAAAAGGCAGGATTTACTTGACGGTTCTGGCAAACCTTCAAGAGTGCCACTAATTCCCAATAAGGCTCAACAGATTATATGGTCAAAGATCGAAGAGAGACTAAAGAAAAAACAACCGATAAGGCTGGCTATCCTGAAAGCACGCCAGTTGGGTATTTCAACTTTTGTTTGTGCGTTGGCACAGCATTATGCAATGACGCATCCTGATGTTTATGTATTGTCAATTGCAGATAAATTAGACCTACCTCGTCAATGGTTGAGAAGAGCGAAAATCTGGTACAATCAGACACCAGCACCACTACGTCCACATCTGGCTGCTTCTAACGCTAAAGAATTATTTTTCGATCTACTACAATCACGGTATTACATTGCATCAGCAGAAGGCAAATTGCCAGGTACAGGGTTTGCCTTGCAATTTTTGCATTATTCTGAAGTTGGCTACTGGCAAAATGCTGATTCGGTACAAGAACAAACATTTGCTTCCGTGCCGAGGAGCGGAATTATCATTATCGAAAGCACAGGCAATCAGGTGGGCGACTGGTGGTATAACTTCTATTATCGCGCCAAAGAAGGAATATCTAATTTTGAAGCAATCTTTCTGCCGTGGTATTTAGAACCTTCTTATGCGATAAAAGGGGCGAAAGTAGATGATCTAACGCCTTACGAAGAAAATTTACTGCGAGCAGGTGCTACTATTGAGCAAATAGCGTGGAGACGTGAATACATACAATCCAAACTTGCTGGCGATGAAGAGAAATTTACACGCCAGTTCCCCGCTACCGAACAAGAAGCATTCCGTTCAGGTGGTAAGAACGTCTTTACCGCTGAACAAGTTGCTCAAGCGTACAAAACTGTCAGAGAACCAGCATGGCGCGGTGAAATACTTACTTCAATGACAGATAATCCACGAAACTTCAAACTCGTCGAAAGTGAAGGTGGTAGTTTACAGATATTTGAAAAACCTAATCCTAATTATCATTACTGCATAGGCGCAGATGTCCAGTGGGGCGAAAGTGAAGCGTCTGATTACGACGCTGCTTTCGTTGAATGTTTAGAAACTGGCAAAGTCGCTGCCTTTATAATGGGTAGATGGCAGATGCCACACTGGGCGCAGATACTCGCTGCACTTGGGTATTACTACAACACTGCTACAATAGCACCAGAAAGAAACTCTGTTGCTGCTGAAGGTGTTATATGGACGTTGTTAGGTAGAAACTATCAAAACTGGCGATATCCAAAGATATACGTTTCTGCAAAGATGCTATCTTTGCGGTCAACTGGCAGGATAGAGGATTACGGCTGGAAGACGACCAATCAGACAAAGACGGCATTGGTTGCATTTACAATGAAACAAACTGCTGCGGGCGAGATGGACTGGGCAGTCGAAGTCGCCGTCAGGCAAATGGCTGCGTGGATTACCGATGAAAAAACTCTTACCCTTACTCATCCAGCAGGTCAACATGACGATGCCCTAATGGCAAGAATGATAACCGCTTACGTGGCACAACAATTGCGTAATACAGTTGAACTTTACAGCCCACCGCCTAAAATTGAGAAAATTGACAATATGGCACAAAGAGTTGCAAGGCAGGCTGGTTTGTTAGAAAATAGTCAGGAAGACGAACAGGAAGAAATTGAATTAGTAGAGGTCTAAATAATGACAGTAGGCAAATATAAAGATTTCGCTTTGCAAATAAACAATGAAGAAGACGAAATAAAGCGATGGTACGATTACATCGCTGAAGCCAAAGAAATTATTCGGCTTGAAGAAAGATTGCGAACTGCCGAAGAACTTATTCCCTACATTGACAACACAGTTGCAGAGAGAAAGACCAAAAAGAGATTGTATCTGCCTTATCTTTTGCCACTCTTTGAAGCAGTTTTGCGTGGTTCTTTGCCTGCTGTGCCGTTCGTTCATGTAGAGAGTAGTAGTCAATTGGGTGATAAAATCGCTCAACTGGTACGCAAATTCTTCTCTTCACCACATAGCCATATCGTTCCAACCTCTATGAAATTGCAAATGGATGATTTCGTTTACGGTATTGGTATCGCAAAAGCAGTCTATAAACCACTCTTTATTCTGCGATACGACCAGCAGAGAAAATATTCCGACGAACTAAAGGCAGAGCAGTTAGAAAGAATAGAAAAAGAACATGCCAATCCCTTATCAGCACAGGTTGCCGAAGATGATATGGACGATATTCACATCGAAAACCATCTCAACTATCTTGACCAAGTGCCGTTAGGTACAGAGGAATTTGAAGCACTACGTAAACATATCTATGCTCATATCGCCAGGGGGATGGTTTTTCAAACTGAAAGGTTTGTACTTGAGCGAATTCCACCGTCGCACTTTATCTACGATCCTACTCGACCGTGGCACGAACGAGCGTGGGAAGCAGAATTGAAGATAATGAGAATAAAGACTTTACGCCAATTACATTACCGCAATGTTGAACCCGATAACCTTGAAGGCTTGTCGCCTTTTACCCTGAAGAGCAACTTGAAGGGTGCTGTGCCTTACGAAGATATGGTTGCAAAAATTTGGGATATTCATAACTTCACGACTGGAGAAAGAATTGTTATACCTGCTGAAAACGGCAGAAAATTATTGCATAAAGGTAAGTGGGAATATCCTGAAATAGACATTTACTATCCGTTCGTTACCAGACCGTTTACACACAATCCCGACCAAGTTCACGGCTTACCTACTTTACAGTTAGCCAAACCAATTCTTGACGCACTTGCTACTGTTGAATACTACATCAGAGAACACATAAAACGACACCCGACAATCAAGATACCTATGCCTAAAGGCATGCTCACTTCAGTGGATAAAAGCAAATTGAACAATCCTGATTTGACGACGATAGAATTGCCACCTGAAGTTATTGCCAATATGCACGAGATAAAGTCTCCGCCAATACCGCAATCGCTCATTGATTACAGACAAATACTTCTTGACCAGTTGCGTTGGATAATTGGCGCAGACCCGCAGGATACGGGCGCACCGTTCCCGCATAGAATATCTGCTACAGAAAGTTCTATACGAGCAGGTACGCACGTTAGTAGACTTGAAGATAGAAGAAAAACTGTTGGTAGAATGCTACAATGGGCTGCGACGACGTTCTTGCAATTGTATAGAAGATTTGGACAATTACAGATGACAGTCAAGATAACAGACGAAAATGGAGTAAGTTTTCAGCAGATAGCACCTGAAGATATACCTGAAAGGATAGATTTAGTAGTGGACATAGAGGCAGCGACAAAGGAGGCTGAAGCACAACGTAGAGAAACTGCTATTGGGGTATTTAACATTCTCAAACAGGCAACGGGCGTTTATCCTGTTGACTGGAATAAAGCAATCAATTGGATATTGCGTAAATTTGGCATAGAAGATGTGTCTGTGTTTAGAGCAAACAAACCTGCCACTGGCGAAATTGAAACAGCACCGATAAGTGCTGGTGGAGCGGGTGGCGGGCTAACTGGTCAATCGGTTGGTGAGGTACTAACTGGTGCTACAAGAAAGAATTTACCTGAAGGAGCAAGTCAATGGCAAAACACACAGACATCAGAGTAGTTAGCGACCTGATAACAAGGGGCGAAGGGACGTTGGATGATTTTCAGATCGGCGAATGGTACGTTGTCAATGACCCCTTGCGAATTGTCAAAATAGTGTCAAGGGGTAAAAGGCACATAGTTGTGTCAGGAATGGTACAAGAGCAGGATTGTCTAATTGTTCACGCCACATTGCCATTGATACCTTTTGAAGACGCTATTAGCCGAGAAGATGCTATTTTAGCACGCAGAACAAGAGATAATCTATTGCGAAGGCGTTATGATGAAGAAATTGATGATTTGACGGAGCCAGACCACTGGTGGGTTGAAGAGTGGGCAACGAGACCCGCTTATTTCCTTGGCAGAACAAAAGATGGTTTTGCGTTAGAAGTAAAAAGAGACGACATAAATCAATATGTTCAAGTGTACTGTGCGCAAACAAAAGGCAGGTCTAATTTGTCAAGGGCTTCAACGCCAATTGAAGGCAAGCCCATTGAAGTACTTACTCACATACCACGCCAATTTATGCGTGAATTGGGCGTATCATCTGTAGATGAACTTGCTAACAAGAAATTTGGTAAGTTGACAGCCAGGCCTAAAGAAAAGAAAAAAATAAGTACACCTGTACCTAAAGAAATAGAAGAAACGCCTGAAATTCCAGAAGTGCAAGCAGAGGTTATATCACAAGAACCGTCCAAGCAGGTTATCGAAATAGAAAGACAGCAAGAAGATGTGCCACGCATGTCTTACGAAAAAATTAGAACATTATTGCTGTCGTTTACAAAAAATCCAGTGCGAGAAGTTGCACGACGAATGGGGATAAGAACTGATACAGCCAAATATATGGCAAAGGGCTTGAAGACGATAAAGGGACGAAAGTATAGTATAGGC